AAGGACGTAGCCAACCTGTGTCGAAACAGTTTGTTCCTGAACAACAGCATTCGGAAGGTATACACCTCCGTCTGTTTTGCCTTTACCCCGATATGGAAGAACCAGAATGCGCCACCCCGTAGGTGCGGGCATCCTTTCTAGAAGAGACTCCCCGATAGAATCGGGGTCTAATACTTTGTCAGTAGGCTCTTTGTAAGCCTCTGCAATAGTTGCAACACCTTCTGATGCCGCAGCTAAGTCAACTGCTTTAGTCATTGCTTCGCTCCTGTTTATCTAGCAGGCCCTTGAGTTCCTGTTCCACATGATCTAGGGCTTTTAAATTACCCATGAGCTCACGATATTGCTCTATATTCTTGACGTTGTCATAAATCAACAAGTCTTGAATGCCTTGTCGCCGTTCTTTTATTATGCGAAAAACAGCTTCCGCAAAGTAAACTTCATCCACTCCGATAACTCCGCATTAAATCCTATGTGTTCTTATAACACACCTTGGAGATATCACAAGCTATTCAGCTTCGTTTAATGCTTTCATACGCGCCACCAGACGCTTGGCACGGTTGGTTACCTGATCATACCAGCGGCTATCCACCATCTCATCTGCCGCTTTGTTCCAATCACGGGCATCAACACCGGCCTTCATGCCCTTAAATTTGCTAAGTCTTGGTCGTCCCATATTAAACATCATATTAGCTATGATATGCTGACACTCTTCAGGCAAATCATCAAAGTCGTCATACAAAACCCTGCAATCATCTATGGTTACTGCAATGTCTAAATTGAACCGTTGACGTACACGATCTTCATCGACAGGTGTACCGACAGGCTGACCACACTCAGGATCACCATCTTTAATCAAAGCTCCTATTCCAAACGTGGGTAGACCAAGATGGTCCAAATAAATCTCGTACTTACAGCCCTCGTCTTCGGCTATTTCTTCGCGTAATTGTTCTTTGTTCATAGTTATTTCTTTCCAAAAAACTTAGTGGCTGCACGTGTTCCAAAAGAGGCGCTCACGATTATCCCTAACGTATATCTATAGTATTCGGGCATAGCATTAAGTGCAGTAAATCCATCCGCTACAATGTCTCTGCCCCACTCCCCGCAAAAAGCTAACACAAGTGGCACTGAGAACAAAATGGTAAGCCACTCGTCTTTCCAACTGTGCTTACTGCCTTCAGCCATAGTCAGATCCCAGTCGATCTCACCCGTGGCCTTTTTTTCCATAATAGTCGCTTCAGCCTTGGCCTTTGCGACTTTCGTTGCGCTTTCTGCCTTAGTTTTTTCCACTTTACCATCTAGCCAAGTCCCGGCTAACGAAGCGATAGGCCCAATAAGTGCCTGTAACATATTAATACACCTTTACTGTTTCAGGATCTACTCGACGCGGGATACAGTATGAGGTAACCCTGTCTTTGGCGTCGATGTACTGCGAGGACGCATAGTTTCCATACCTTTTTGAAACTTGCGAGGCAAAATAATTACACTCTGTAACAGAATAAAAATACATGTCTGCGCTCTCTAACTTTCTAAAGTCCCCTGTCCCTAAATACACTAAGAGTAAGAAAGTGTCGATCACTTACGAGACATCCACGCAGTGGTGCCCATGTAAGCTCCAACAATACCCGCACCCGAAATGTAAAAAAGATTGCTGATTTCACTCAATGCTTCGATGCGCTCCACAGAAACAAAGGGAGTGAACATGGCTACCGTAAACAACCCCATGCCTATCAAGGTGTATCGTGCCATCCGCAACTGAGCCAAGCTTTTACGCAAGTCGCGCTCTGTCTCGCGTATTTCTTTGGCGTGTTCCAACTCCTCATCAGTAATCTCTCCGTCCCCGTCTAGGTCATACTGAGCATATTCAGTGTCATCTTGAAACTTTTTCTGCGTCATTCAAGTGCGTCCTTTATACTTTTCATTGTATCTTTAAGGCTCGCACCCTTTGGCCTTGGATTATAAACGCACTGATATTGACGCTGACATCCTAGATAGACTTCAGATGTATATTGCTCTTGTGTGTTACCAGCCCCAATGTAGAAACACAAAAGATCGGATTTACCAACAACCTCTTGCGCCGCTAAACGACAAGTTGTCATTTTTATATTTGATGCGTTAGCTTGTTTAGACATAAGAAACGCAACAAAAGCGTAAAGAATTACTGTGGCTAATCCAAGCATAACGACCCACACTACAATCTCTACAAACTTCTGACGCCGTTCGCGTTGTTTGTACAATGTTTCTTGTCTGCGTTTTCGGATCTGACCTTCCATACGAACTAGGTCATCCCACTTAGACCTACCCATAGTCAGGCTAATCCACTGCTGCAATTCGTATCGCTGTGCTGCGGCCTTTTCTTTATTAGCAAAAGCAGTGATGGCTTCTTCTTCAACACTAGTGCCATTAAACAACTTCTTAAAGATAGGCGGGTTCTTGGCCTCTTTAGCCGCTTGGTCTAGGTCACTAAGCGCACCCATCCAGCGTCCAATGTCCGACATCATTGACTCTACGTCACGCCCGACTTGAAAACCTCTCTTAATAGTAGTAAAGGCTGCCGACGCGGTAGCCATTGCCGTAATTGGATCCATTTTGCCCCCTGCGTTGCCTTACTTCCCGCGCTGTTTAAGCAACTCCCTTTCCATTGCAGATTGAATACGGGCTTGGGTTTGGCGCTCTTGGGCCTGTAAGCGCTGTTGGAACTGCTCTGACCGCATCTGCTGGTTCTGTGCATCAAGCTGCAACTTGGCTTGGTCTACCTGTGCATCCGCCTGCTCCGACTGTGCCTTGATCTGAAGCTCCTGCTCCTTCAACTTGACTAGCGGATCCGGGCCCTGACCCGACACCTGCTGAGACATCTGCTTGACCATCTGCATACCTTCAGCAACAAACTGTGCCGTCAAGCCCTCCACCTGCAACATCTCCTCTTCAGTTGCAGCCTCACCTCCAGCCGCTTGCCGCGACTGAATAAATTGCACCGCCGCCCGTTCCCGCGCTGCAATCTTCACATGCTCCATGATGTGCTTCTGAAGCGCCATAGCCATCGCAGGCATTCCAGCAACCATTGGCGTAGAGCCAAATACCATATGTGCCATAATATGTGCTTCATGTTCCTGACCCTCAAACGCCTGCAACGGCACCATGTCCATTGAGTCGATGTTCTCCTGCGCCGGATCCTTCGGTGTAGGCTCCTCATCAGGAATACGCTTCATAATCCTGTCTATGTCCTTCACGCCTAACGCCTCGTACATGTCCTTGTATACTTCGTACATGTTGTGCATATCAGGAGCCGCACCGGCTAACTGCATCTTGGTCTGAGCCAAAGCAATACGCTGCGCTTGGCTAAACATGTTCGGATCAGAAACAGGCACTACGTCGATTTTGTCGTCAAAGTCGCTTGCCATAATAGCCGACTCTGCGCCCTCTACCGAATACGGATACTCTTGCGGCAAACTCTCCGACATAACCCGCGCCAGCATCTTGAACTCCATACGCATGGCATAGTGCAACCGCTTATGCACCGCACTCATCACACGAGAGCCCTGCTCAAGCATAGCAATAGTAGTGCCAACAGCAGCGTTCTGGTTGCCGTCGCCAACCTTCATGTCCGTTATGGTGGCAAACCTCTGACCCGCCTGAACCACAAAACCAAGCAGGTTAAACAGAGTCTGATCCGGACCCTTAAACGGTAAAGGCATCAAACTGTCGCGAATAGCACCGCCCGGAGCGTCCACATCCCTAAATTCACCCGGCTGTAACGGCTCATCATCGTCCCTGATCCGTAGTCCGCGGGCCTTAAAGCCTGCTGGAAGGTTAGATAACGTACCAGCGTCGATCAACTGACGAAGTGCCGCCGTAGCTGTGCGAGACAGGCCACCAATCGTGTGAATTAGACCTAATCCATAGAAACCAAACCCCGGAAGGAACTTATAATGCACAAAATACTGTATTTTCTTCTTGTTTTCGTCTTCCTCAAGGTAATTACGACGAATTGACAGTACCTGACCGTTGTCCTGACTGATTGTCACCACATATGGTATCTTGATACCCGTCGGCTCGCCGTCCTCGTCCTCTTCTTCATACCCCTCAAGGTCCAAATCAACGTGACACTCCAATATCGTGCAGTCATAGTCAATCTGAGACGGCGAAACACCGTCAATCCGGTTTATCTCGTCGCTCACGGACCCCGCTTCGCCCTGCGAAGGCAGTACAGGGATGTCCAGATAGAACCCAGACACCTGTTTCTTACGAAGATCGTTCAACGACATACGCAAAACCTGCGTTATGTTGGGGCAAGTCTCCAAATCTGAAGTCTCATAAGGCACAACAAGGTGTTCAGCCGGTATAAACTTGCTGACCGCCCGACCTCTTGTTTCGTCGTAGTAAACTTTTTTGAATGTGGAACCTGCTAACGGCAGGAAAAACAGCATTTGATCAAGTTCAGGCGTATATTCCTCCATCACGTTGGTGATGTAGTAATTCATAAACTGCTTTACGCGAACAGCCTGCTGTTCCTTTTCCCTTGTTTCGGCTCCCAAGACAGTAGTTCGCACGGGACCCGAAGCTGGCAACAACTCGTTAAACGCCTGCGCTTGGAATTGTGTAGCAGCCTCTGCGAGCAGGGGATGCGTAACTCCAGAGGCTCCTCTGAACGGCTGCGCTCTCTCCTCGTAGGAGAAACCAAGAAGTTCCAAACCGTTGGCGTAAGCATCTTCCCACTCCTGTCGTCCCGACTTGTTACTATCAAACTCAGACATCAACTCGCCTGCAATGCGCGACAACTCACGGTCCGGCATCTCTTCGGCAAGGTTCATATAAAAATCATCGCCGTCACCGCGTTGGTCCTGCGGATCAAAATCAATGGTAACCCCACCGTCATCTTCGGGGATCATCTCAATGTCCATGCCCTCGGCAACACCCTCAAAAGCAACTACGTTGTCGTCCATGCTGCCCGGTAGCTCAAGCTCTACTTCAGCCGCCAAGTCCTCCATGTCCAACTGAGACGGGACGTTGTCCATCATGCCTGCAATAGGTTCTCTAGCCATTAAATGTCTCCTTTAAAGACCTAACTTACCATAGGCCGGTTCATATTCCTAGCTATTGAGGCTAGACTAGCCACGCCCATAGGGCCGCGGCCCGTGTTCCGCGCTGCGTCAGCTAGTGTTATTACGCCGCCTTCTGCTTTTTTAGCAACGGGCCGCGGCTCACGTATCATGTCCAAAATAGGTTCGGGGTTAGTTGGATCGGGATACTGAAACTCAAACCCGTTGCGCTGATAAAAAGCAATCAAATCGTCCTGATCTAAACCGCCCTCACTTTGCGGATACAAAGTCAATCTTGTGCCAGTCGCATCCGCCTTTTCCGTAACACGGCGAAGCATCTCACCTCCCTGCCCTTGGCCGGGAGTGTCTGCCCCAATATAGCTGATGCTAACCGCGTTGTTTCTAGCGTCGGGCTGTAATGTAACGTGAGAATTTTCTCCTAAATCAGGAAAAAATACTTGCGGTGTCGTCGTCTTTGAGTTGGATATGCTCCCACCGCGCAACGTCTTCGCTAACGCTTGAGCACTTTCTAGTAATTCGGTTGACTTAGGGACTGAAGACATTTCAGAAACGCCGGGTTTTCCATCAATCCGATAAATATAATCTTCGGGAGCCACATCTTGTACATCAAGAGGAAACTCTCCTTGACGGTCCTCCTCAAACTTTTTCTGGACGGTTCTGGCTTCAACTTCTCCCGGCTGTCTAAAATACTGACGCCCTGCTTTAATAACTTGAAGCTCCAAGCTATCAACCTCTGTCTGATTTTTTGCAATCTTTTGTAACTCTTGTAACTCTTCCTTAGAAGCAAACTCACTAAAATCCACGTAGTCGTAGCTTTCAGTATCTCCTTCAAAATAGGCTTTAGCTTTTTTCCCTAAATTAAACCTGTAGACATTAACGTCTTTTTCTTTAGCTCTGTCTTCAAGACTCGTTTTTTTTAAAAACCCGGTTTCATTACTTAATAAATCCTCTGAGTTTTTTGAAACACTGTTTTGTAGTGATTTGAAGTTTTCTATAAAACCTTCAGGCAAGTACCTTGCCGTACTTGAACCGGACACAAAGCCCTCTTCATGTTGAACAGCGTGTTGTACTTCATGCAAGATGTTAGAAACCATATCTTTAGGACCAGCGGTGCCAACATATATAACTTTTTCAATAGGATCATAGGCCGCTTTAACGTCCATAGAGCTACCTAAAGGAACCCTTTTAACCTTAATACTACCGATATCTGGGTACTGCTTATACAACTCTTTAAAATCAAGCATGTCCGACAAAGTTGGCGGGCGGCCTTGGGCCTGCTCAAATTTTTCAAACGGAAACCTCTGGTAAGGAATACCATCTGTATCCCTCACAGGAGAATCTTCAAAATAGTTTTTAAATAATTTGGCGTCTGAAGTATCTATCTCAAACCTAAAAGCATTGTCCGACGGCTCAATATAGCCGGTTGTTTCTGCATAAGCGTCACGGTCACTAAGACCACTATCTTTGGCGTTGATAAAATCTTTCTCTTTTTGAACACCACTAGAAGCCCTGCGCCCGGCCATAATGCCAAGAACCTGACCACCGGGCCCCTCACGTGCGATACTTAGCATCGTACCCGCCGCAGTAGTAGCCGGTACGCCGAAAGGATCAAACCGTTCAATCTCTCCTGTTTCAGGATTAAACGTCTCGCCATTAGCTAGTGCGGTGCGAAGCTGACGGGCCGGATATTCCTTTAATTCTTTCCCAATAGCCGAAGCAATACCACCCGCCGTCTCTGCCGGGTCAGCCATAAACTGCTTAAAAAAATCAATACCCCCGGTAATAACCGGAGGGACCGCGAACTGCGGGTCAGAGACTTTCATCGGAGTCTCTGAATAAATTACGCCGCCATCTACATCTTGCGTGTTCACAGAATAGGGCTGATCCACCTGATACGACATAGGCACAAGAGGTGAAATTATTTGAGATATAAGGGGAGACGTAGGGTCTACCGGCAATCCTGTTTTTCTATCAGACAACTTGCCGCCCCAAGATCCGTGACATCTGATCCATCACCTTCGGATCAACACTCCGTTTCACCTGATCTACAGGCATCATAATACCAGCCTGCTTCAACAACTTGCCGCCAACCGCGTCATCGCGTAACTCAACCATCTGCCCATACTGAAACCCACGCTTCTTACCAAAGTTCTGACTCTGAGTAGGACGTATCGGATACTGCGGCGGGGCCAAATCCTTATATATGTCAAAGCCCTCTATCCCCGGATACTGCGGAATAGGCTGCATGGTATCAGGACCAGTTTTATCTGCCTCCATACCGAGGTCCACGGACATAATGCCCGCTTCCTCTACCGCCGGATTACCGCCTTCGCCCAAAGCAATCTGTGGACCTTGATCCGAAAAAACATTCTCATAGCGGGGCCTGCCAGCCTCTATATTGTCCTCTTGATAAGGAGGTTTAGTGCGGGTTAAACCCATTTCTATTAACTTTAAAGCACTATTCGGATCACTTACACCCGGAACAAGAGGTTCAGGAAAATCTTGATAAGGGTCAAAACGTTTAAACTTAGACTCGTCAGTAATGTCTTCCGTCTCTATTGAGGGGTCTATTAAAAACTCTGCCTCATAGCCCGGAGTCGTCTGCTGCCGCCCCATAAAATCGGTCAAAGGTATAGGCGCGTCACCCGAAAAGACCTCGCCGGGGAACTTTTGGTCAAACATGAACTCATTCATGGACATTCCACTAAAGTCCGGTGATCCATTCCCCAAGTCTACAACAGTATCAGCCATCTAACCCCCTAATAGTACGCCCGTATCTGGTTGTACTGTTCCTCATCATCCCAATCGTCTGTGGGCAGTTGTACAAAATTACCCTGCCGATAACGCATCAATGCCTGTGTCATGCTATCAACCAAGTCGTCATACTCCCCATTCGGGAACGCTGCCACTTCCTCAATCAACTCTTCAGCAAAAGTTGTATCGGGGGCCCAAACCATACCTGCCTCAAACAGCGGCGACACAGAATGAACTCTGGTTACCTTATCATTACCTTTGCTCGGCGTAAAGTTAACAACAGGTATTCCCATGTTTCTTAATTCGTGAGTCAAGGGAAGCCCCGATGCCTTCGCTTCCACGATGACGGTGTCGGGGTCCCAATAATTATACTGCTCTAACGCCTGCTCCTTCAACTCCGGGAAATCCCACCGACCCTTCTGACTGTCCAAAAGTATCAAGGCAGGGGCCCCTCCATCTTCTTCAGGCCTGAACACACCCCACGTTGTAATCGCAGAATAGTCCGCCGTCTCACGTTTACTAAACGCAGTGTCATAACTCTGAATTACAAACTCAAGATTAGGCACCCGCTCTTTTTCCCACACGTTCCACCACTCGCGCCGGATAATCGCGTTCTCCTCACCCGTCGGGTTCTGCTGATACTGAGCATTCCACTTGCTTGGCGGGATTGATGCTTTGACCGCGGTCAGATCCTCCATCGACCAAAACTCAGGCCAACACGGCGTCTCGTCACTGAAAATAGCTGGAAGCTCCACAACTTCCCACTGATCGGCTAACGGATCTTTAGCCATTGCACGGAGCAGTTGACCCGTCATATCCTTCTCAGACCACCGGGTCTGCACCAAAACAATCGACCCACCCGGCTGGAGCCTCTGCCGGGGGCCCCCTGTGTACCAATCCCATGCGTCATCAAAGCCGTTCGCGGACATCGCAGTCTGCTCCGAATGAGGATCATCAATGATAATTAAATCACCACCACGGCCCGCCAAGTTCGATCCAACGCCAACGGCATAATACATTCCACCAGAAGCCGTGTCCCATCGCCCCGACGCTTTACTGTCAGCAGCCAGACGAACTTCCGGGAATATGTCTTTGTAGTCATCACTATCAATTAAGTTCTTCGTCTTTCGTCCAAAGTTTACAGCAAGCTCCGTTGTGTGCGTTGCCTGAATAATCTTCATCTTTGGATTCTTACCCATCATCCATGCAGGAAACAAGAAAGAAGCAAACTCGGACTTTGTATGACGAGGAGCCATATTGATGATCAAACGCTTTAACTCGCCCGTGGCTACTCTCTGCAACTTGTCCGCAATGATCTTGTGATGACGACCAGCAATGAACTCCGGCCACATATTTTTTACAAAAA